GGCCGAGCCGAGGTCGCTCAGGATGTCGACCGCCGAGTCGCGCACATAGCCGGTGGGATAGGGGTCGATCACCGTCCCCACGCCGTTGGCGACGTTCAGCTGGACGCAGGTGTCGAGGAAGGCGTCGAGCTGGGCCAGGTACTCGGTGTCCCCGTCGCCCAGGGCCTGCATCCACGGCCCCGGGTTGATCTGCACCCGGAAGTGGTCGAACCCCGCCTCCAGGCACTGGGCGTAGACCGCCGGCGTGACGTGCGCGTCCCACGGGCCGTAGGCCAGGGGGACGTAGATCTCCGGGCACGGCGAATAGTCCGTGTCCGGATCGAACTGGTCCACCACCAGCGGCCCGCCGAACGGCCAGAAGACGTTGATCCCGGCCACCCCGGCGAAGGCGATCGGCGAGCTCTGGCTCACTGGTAGAACGCCTCGATCGTCAGGCGGCCGGAGCCGCCCGCGCCGCCGGTGGTCTGGCCCGCGCCGCCCGCGCCGCCCGCGCCGACGGAATAGCCGTAGGTCGCCGCCAGGGTCCCCTCGATCAGCACCACCATGAACCCGCCCTCGCCGCCGCCGGCCCCGCCGGCGTTCGTCTGCGAGCCCGCGCCGCCGCCGCCGCCGCCCGAGCCGCTTCCCGCGGGCGCGCCCGCGGCCGAGGCCGAGCCGACGGCGATGGTCCCGTCCGCGCCGCCGCCCTGGCCGCCCGGGGTGTAGGTGAAGCCGTTCGCGCCCGCGCCGCCGGCCTGCCCGGGCTTGTCGATCGTCCCGCCGCTGGCCGAGCCGCCCGCCCCGCCGACGACGCCCGATCCGCCCGATCCGCCGCCGGCCGTGAAGGCGCCGAAAGTGGTCGCGCCCCCCGCCCCGCCGTTCCCCGGCGCGCTGCCCGATCCCGCGCCGCCGCCCCCGCCGCCCTGCATCGTGACCCGCAGGTACAGCGGCGCGGGGGCGGTCGGGGTGGCCCACGTCCCGGCGCCCGTGGCCGTGACGTCGGTCGCCTGGGGAGGCGTCAGCTCGCCCGGCGGGCTGACCGAGACGGCCACGTGCGCCACCTGGTACTGCTGGTTCCCATAGGTCGCGGCGTCATAGTTGTAGAACAGCCGCGGCCGGTACCACGCCGCCGCGCCCGTCTGCGGGATCGTGAAGCTGTAGGTCAGCGTCGTCCAGCCCGCGCCGGCGGCGAGCTCGTTCACCTCCGTCGCGCTGGCGCTGTAGCCCTGGTCGCCGGGCGTGAACGCCGCATCCAGCGTCAGGTGGCCCACCCCGACGTAGCAGGTGGCGCTGCCGGTGGTGTTGGCGGTGAGCGCGCGGACGGAGGCGGTCACCGTGAACGTCGTCCCCGGCACGCCGGCGATGACGCCGAGCGTCGTGAAGCTGCCCTGGCCGGTCACGGCGCCGGGCGCTTCGGTCTGGTAGACCTGCCCGATCCCCTCGACGGTGACGAACGTGCCCGGCAGCTCGTAGAGATCGTTCCCCGCACCGTCGATCGGCGCGTAGAGCTGGCCGTTGACGTTGGCCCAGAAGGTCGAGCCGTAGAGGAAGTCCGGCGGGAAGGCCTGGGCCAGCAGCAGGATCGTCTGGTTGGCGAGGCTCTGGGTCTGGGTCTCCGAGGCCTGGGCCGCATAGGCGCTCTCGGCCGCGGCGTCGGTGGAGATCAGGGCGTCCACGGCGACGGTGATGAAGTCGCTGACGTTCTGGCCGGTGACGCTGAGCGCCGTCCCGCCGCCCGCCGGCTGGATGATGAAGAGGTCGCCCGAGGCCACCGCCCCCGCCGCCGTCAGCTGGTCGAGCTGGAGGTTCATCGCGCCGCCCCTACACGTCCTGCGCCGCGCTCTTGCCGGTCCAGGCGACGGCGTCCGCCACCACCAGCACGTCCCCGGCCCCGTCGATCTCCAGCAGCTCGCCCCCCGCGTCGATCGCCAGGTCCACCTCGCCCAGCGGCGAGGCGACCGCCGTCCCGGCCGCGGTGATGGTGAGCGTCGCGCTCGTCCCCACGTCGGCCATCAGAAATACTCGCCGCGCGTGGGCGCGCGATGGCGGCCGGTCTGGCTGAACATCGCCTCGCGGGCGTGGAGGATGCGCGCCTTCTGCGCCGGCGTCGGCTGGGGAAGGTTCGCCAGCACGTCGGCCAGGCGCTCGGCCAGCAACGCCGCGAAGGCGCCCGCCAGGCGCGCGTCGAACGGCAGCTCCGCATCGATCGTCAGGCCCAGCGCCGGCAGCCAGGCGTTGGTGTCGGCGCGATAGAAATAGAGCCCCTGGCTCGTCCCGACGATCTCGATCCGCGCCCCGTCGGTCGGCGCCCGGAAATAGACCCCGTCGGCCGCGCCGAGCGAGCCGACCTGCGGCGTCCACGTCGTGCTCGGCTGGAAGCCGTAGTCATAGGGATCATAGGTCCCGAAGATCGAGACCGAGTTGGGCAGCTCCACCGTCGCGGTGTAGCCCGCCTGGATCCTCAGGCGCTGGTTCTCCCCCGGGCAGATCGTCCCCGAGGTCGGCGGCGTCGCCGGCGGCGAGATCGGCGGCGGGACGTCCACGTCGAACAGCGGCCCCCGCGCCTCGTGGATCTCCATCACCAGCTGCTGCGCCGCCTCCAGCCCCACCGCCAGCTCGTCCGCCGTCGGCGAATCCCCCGGCGCGATCGCCTTCAGCAGCCGCATCGCCTGCGTCAGCGCCGCCCTCACCGTCGACATGGCGCGCCTCCTTCGGCGATGGCGGAGCGCGTCCGACGAAACCCCGGTTGCGTCAGACGAGAGAGGTGATGTTCGAGGTTGCGCGTCACACGTTGCGTGGTATCACGCCGCGTCGGCGGTCACTTCCGGCCGACGACACCGGAGAGCGAAAGATGGACCTCCATCTTCACGTTTCCGGCGAAATCGCGCTCCAGATCCTGGTCTTGATCTTGGCCGGTCTGACCAGGATCCGGAGGCGAAAGTAGCAGGCGGGAGGGTCGGGGAAACCCGGCCCTCTTGTCCGGTACATAATCGAGGCCGCCGCCGATGCCAACATCACCCAAGCCCGAAGACGTGCGCGCCGCCCGCAAACGGCTCGGCATGTCCCAGGCCGCCCTCGGCGCCGCGCTGGGCGCCAGCACGCGCACCGTCGAGGACTGGGAAGGCGCCCGCCGCACCCCTCCCGCCATGCTCGAACTCGCCCTCAAATGGCTCCTCGCCGAGCGCGTCTGACGAATCCCGGTTTCGTCAGACGGCCTTCGCCCTGCGGGGCCGCGGCCGCGGGGGCGCGCCCGGATCGGGCGTGTCGGACACGACCTCCGCCCCGTCGGACGGCTCGAAGGCGGGGTTCTGCGCGAGGCGCTCGAGGTGTTCGGGGCTCAGCGCCGAGGCGTCGACCCATTCCCCGTGGGGGAAGGCGAGGCCGAAGACCCGGCAGACGTGGCCGGCCTGGCCCGGGGCGATGAAGCGCAGGCGCATCCGGTCCTAGGCGCTCTGGCCGACGCCGCCGGGGGCGATGCCGTTGGAGCTGGGCGGGGCCGGCGCGGCGGCCAGGGCGGCGAGCCTGGCCTTGCCCGCGGCGGCGAGGCTGTTCAGCGCCGCCGTCCCCTTCTCCACCATGTAGTCGATCGCCGCGTTGCCCTCCGCCACCGCCGTCGGCGCCAGGACCGCGCCGACCACCGGGACCTGGCCCACGACGCCGGTGATCACGCTGTCGGCCGCCGCCGTCAGCGCCGTCTCGAACGCCGTCTCCGCGCTGGCCGAGATCGGCGCCGCCGGCAGCTGCGAGGCGACCTGGCCGGCCAGCGCCTGGAGGTCCGCGTCGCCCGTGGCGATCGCCTTGGCCAGGAGGGCCTTCAGCGGATCGCCGACATATTCCGAAAACCACGACATGATTGCAGGATCCCCTGTGCTGTAGACTCTGTTGCGGCGCGTCGGGCCGAAGCGCGTCGCGCGGACGCGGAAGGGCGGAAAGTCAGATCTCGAGATGGCCGGCCGCCGTTCCCGCCGCGGACTGGAGCGTCCTGTTCGCCAGGGCGTCGGCCGGGCCGGCGAGGATCCCCGCGCGCGTCCTGATCTGCGCGTCGACCGCCCGCTCGACGATCGGCAGGATCGCGGCCTCGAGGGCCTGCGTGTCGGCGTCCCAGCTCTTCGCCTGGCCGCCGGCCTTCACCAGCGCCTGCACGGCCCGGAGGGGACTGGTCCGGCTCGGATGCGCCGCGACCCAGCTCCACACGCCCGAGGCGATCGCCATCACCCCGCCGACGATCGACAGCCACTGGCTGGAGGTGAACATCGCCGCGAACGCGCCCGTCGTCCCCAGCGCCATCAGCACGCTGCGCAGCATGTCCAGCGCCGCCGCCTGGATCGGCCCGCCGACGCGCGGCGTCGCGGTCGTGTCGGTCATGGATATTCCTTCCATGGAAGTTGGAAGTGGCCCCAGTCGTGGAAGTGGCTGATGACACCCGGCGCCCAGGCGCCGACGGTCGCGCCGCCCCACTCGATCGGCACGCCGAGCATGTCGGCGGCGTGCTGGATCTGCTGGGCGATGAGGGCGAAATGGCCGCCCTGGGCGTCGGTGACGGTCCAATCCAGGGCATCGTCCGAGCCCAGGGCGCAGACGTCGACAGCGCAGGACAGGCCGTGCTCGGCCGCCTGCGGCAGGTGGCGCGAATGGAGCGTCTCGCTATGGCCGCTGGCGACGGCCGTCGCCTCAGCCGCCTCCGTCCGGACGCCGTAGACGACCACGAACGGTTGGGGCGTCTGGGCCGCCGCGCGAACCACCCGCGCCAGGTCCGGGTGGACCTGCGCGAGGTAGCCGTGCGGGTCTACCGGCTCCGGGTGACCCGTCACCGCCGCGCCTGCAGTTCGTCGTCGAGCTTGTCGACGCGGGCCTCGACGTGGTCCAGCCGCTGCGCCATCGCGGGCAGCTGGTCCTTTACGGTGTGGATGTCGTCCCGCATGCCGACGATCTGCGCGCAGAACCAGGCGAGCATGCCGGCCATCGTCAGACCGAGCGCCGTCGAGATGACTTCGAACCAACGCTCGGTCATTCGGATGACGGGGGACGGGGGCTGCAGCGCCACGGACCCGACGCCTTACGGGTTCGAGCCGGCGACGTCCTCGACGTAGTATTCGAGGTCGATCTCCAGCGTGCCGGCCACGGGCGTCGCCGCGGCCGTGTGGACGGTGATGATCACCTCCACGTCCGCGCCCGTGGTGTTCTGCCACAGATAGCCGCTCGCCGTGTTGGTGGTGTCGACGCTGGCGCCCGCGGCGTGGCCGACCGTGGTCACCGCCGCCTTGAACAGCTGCGCCGTGCCGACGATCCCCACGTCGATCGCCAGGGTGGGCGCCCCATTGCCGTCCAGCTGGCTCGCCGCCTTCAGGATCACGTTGGAGACGATCGCCTGGCGCGGCAGATAGCCCACCGCGATCGTGTCCCCCGCCGCCCAGGTCGAGATCGACCCGGAGATCGCGTGCAGCGAGGTGTGCATCCGGTTGAGGCCATGGCCGGAGCTGGAGCCGACCTTCGAGTTGAACAGGGCGGTCGTGTAGGCGGTGCTCATGGCGCCGGCCTCCTTTCAGGATGAGGGTGAGACGGTGGCCGGCGACGCGTGGCCGCCGGCCGATCGGTCGGGGATCAGGGCGATCAGGTGTCCGCGGAAGCGGCGGCGAAGATCGAGACCATGCCGTTCTGGACGCCGTTGAAGTTCAGCTTCTTCACGCCCAGCAGCTCCTCGATCGCCACGCCCGGGCGGAAGCCGTAGTCCTTGATCATGTCGGTGCGCGGCGTCGGCTCCTGGCCCCAGGCCACGCCCACCGCCCCGCCGCCACACAGGAACATCGGCCGCACGTCCCCGGCGGTCCCGCCCACGCCGTTGAACGCCGTCCCGCCGTTGGGGTTGGCGATCGCCCCGCAGTAGGTGTCGATCTCCGGGATCTCCCGGATGATCACCCCGTCCCAGAGCAGGTCCCCGTCCTGGAAGATCGGGTTCTTCTCCATCCCCATCCCCTCGCGGGCCCGGGCGTTGGAGTTCGCGGCGATGATGTTGGTGTCGAGCTTCAGGTCGCGGAAGGTGCGCGAGCCGGAGAACAGGACGTAGTATTCACGCCCGTCCCCGTCCTCCACCCGATAGGGCCGGATGTGCGGGTCCGCCTGCTTGGCGATCCGCTTGGCCTTGGAGACCATCGCCGCGCTGGCGCTCATCGCCGTCGTGACGTTGCCCATCGCCGTGGCGAAGGTCGCCGAATAGTCCGACACGTTGGAGCCGAACAGCACCCGGTCGGCGTTCGCCGCCACCCAGGTGTTCTGCTGCGCCGCCGTCGCCTGGTCGTAGAAGGCGATGGTCCCCGCGGTGTCGACGACGCACATGCAGAGCGCCTTGATGATGTCGTCGCGCAGCTTCTCGCTCTCCCACACCATCAGCGCGTCCTTGGCCGCGTCCCACAGGTTGATCTCGGTGCGGAAGGTGGTCGACTTGGGCAGGCGCACCGCGTTGCGCCGCCAGTCGATCGTGATCGGGCAGTTGAAGTTGGTCAGCTCCTCTTCCGCGCCGTCCAGCACGCTCGCGCCGGTCACGCCGGCCGACTTCAGCCGGCCGATGAAGGGGATGTTGATCGTCCGGAACGCCTCGTCCTCACGCTGGAACTTGGTGAGGATGATCCCGCCCTTGTTGATGTCGGCGTTCGACATGTAGGGCATGAAGCGGCTGGTCCGGACGTACTCCTGGAAGTACTTCGTGATCCAGACCTGCCGCTCGAGGGCGGTCGAGAGAATGGTTTCGGCCATGGCCGGGCTCCTGTGGGATGGGCCCGCGGCTCACGGCCGGCGGGCGGTTATCGACGGGGTTGTCCGATGGTCTGTGCGAAGGCCGCGCCCGGCCCGATCGGAACCTCCGCCTGCGCGCCCGACCCGCCCGCGTTCGGGGCGTGGACGAGCGAGCGGGGCGGAGCCGGCGGGGCCGGCGCGGGCTGGGCGGGCGCGCCGCCGGCGGACCGGGACGCCTTCCAGGCCTTGTAGTCGTCGAGGTCGTCGGGGCTGACGGTCTGGAGCAGCTGGTCCTGCCGCCAGGCCTTGATCGCGTCCCCGTAGGGATCCCTGGACTGATGCATCCGCGCGTTGAACGCCGGGTCCTCGTCGCAGCGCCTCTCCGCCCAGGCGTGCGCCTGGGCGACCACGTCGGGGGTGTGCTGCGCCTCGGCGAAGCGCCGCGACATGTCGAACGCCTGCTGGCGCAGGGCGAACTCCAGCCGCTGCTCGGCCGACGGCGGCGCCGGCGGCGCGATCCTCGCCTGCAGCTCCGCCGCCCGCCGCTCGGCCGCCTGCCGCTTCTCCCGCTCGTCCAGCAGGGCCGAGATCGGGATGTGCGCCGGTTCGGCCGGAGGCGCAGCCGCCGGAGCGGCCGGAGCCGCCGGAGCGGCCTGCGCCGACCCGCCCGGAGCCGCCGGAGCCGCTTGCGCCGGCGCGGAGCCCGCCGGGTCGGGCGCCGCGAAACGCCCGTCTGCGCCCCTCGCGGGGCCTCCGGGCGCCGCGGGCGCGGCGGGAGTCGATGGGTCGGGCTGGGATTGCGCCCCACCCGGCGCAGCTTCGGACGCCGGGCCGATCAGCCCGGCGATGTCATCGTCGTCCATGAGGTGTCCCTCGCCCGTTCAGCGGCGGCCTGGCTTCGCCCGTGTCCCGGCGGCGGAGATCGCATTGCGGGCCGATCCGCCCGTCCCGCTCACGCGGCGCCCGTCGGCCGTGAGGCCCCCCGGCGGCGGGTCGGCAGAAGTCAGAGAGGCCGGGCGTGGAGGGTCGGCGCGATCTCGCCGGCGGCGACGGCCTTCTGGTAGGCCATCCAGCTCCAGCTCCCGCGCGCCTCGCCGCTCGCGTCGTAGGTCGCGCTGCCGAAGGGCAGCGGCATGTCCCGGTCGCGGAAGACCAGCAGGTTGACGCAGTCGTCCGTCCAGACCCGCGTGACGATCGCCGGCAGGATCTCGTGATCGTAGCTGCGCCACAGCACGATGCGCCCGACGGTCGGGGTGATGGGGTTCATTCGGTGTCCTCGAGGAGGCCGGCGCGCCGGCGGAAGGGTCAGGGGCCGGCGGGCGGCGGTCCGGATTGCGCCTGGTCGGGCGCCTGTGGCGGCGGGGCGGGCGGCTGCCCGGCGGCGGCCTGCTGCATCTGCTGTTGCGTCTGGGCCTGGGCCTGTTCCGACTGCGCCTGCGAGACGCCGGCGGTGAAGCCGGCGGCGGCGTGGTCGGCGTGGACGGCGTGGGCCTCGCTCAGCGCGTTGAGCATCTTCGCCGTGCCCTCGGCGGTGTTGCGCTGCGTCTCGCTGTGCGTCTTGTCGATCTGGGCCTGGGCGTGGGCCATGCCCAGCTGGTCCTTCGCCGCCGCCGCCTGCTGCTGCGCCTGGCTGGCCTCGTCGATCGCGTCGATCACGCTGCGCTTGTGCTGGATGGGGCTGAGCAGGATCAGCTGCTTCAGGGTGATCTGCTGCTGGTAGACCGGGCTCATCTTCACCAGCTCGAGGATCTGGCCGAACGCCTCCGCCTGGAGGTTGCCGACGTCGCGCGCGGCGTCGATCTCGATGTCGACGTCCATCTCCGCGACGGGATTGCGGTAGCCCAGCACCTCGCCGGTGGCCGGATGCTGGATCGGTTGGTTGAGCCCCACGAACTTCGGGGCGTTCTCGTCGTCGGTCACGCGGATGAACTGCGGCGCGCGCCAGTACTGCTTCACCCGCCCCCAGGCCTGGCGATAGATCCGCAGCTCCAGGTCGTCGAGCGCGCCGTAGAGGTTGGCCAGCTCCGTCAGGCCGCTCTGCTGGCGCGCCAGCAGCGCGCGGCCAGACGCGTCCTGCTCGTTGCGGCCGAGGACGGCGGGGTTCGGCCCCATCCGCTCCAGCTCGCTCTTGGCCTCCGCCATCATCTCCAGGTTGCCCTGGAACTCCGCCGTGTTGGGCGAGAGGCCCCAGCCATAGGGGATCACCCCGTCGGGCCTGGCCGCCTCGCGCCGCGCCACGTCGGCGTCGATGTTGATCGCCGCCGGGTCCTTCGCCTCGATCCGCGTCACGCTGAGCAGGTGCAGGCTCTTGGACCGGCGCTTGTTCACCTCGTCCTGCGGGCCGATCATGTCCCACACCGCGCCATAGCGGCCGTTGTCCCGCCGCACATAGGCGCTCTGCGCCTCGATCGGGCAGTCGGGCCGGCCCTTGTGGTCCCGATAGGGGCTGGGGCCGTGCTCCAGCACGTCCGTCCCCGTGAACACCGAGCGGCTCCACGATCCCGCATCCCGCCAGTACATCTCCACGATCAGCAGCCGGCGCAGGCGCGGGTCCACCCACGCCCCGCCCGTGCCCGGGCCGTTCAGCGGCCGGTCCTGGAAGCTCTCGTCCGGAACCATCATCCCCGCGCCGCCGGCGGCCTGGACGCTGGCCTCGATCGTCGCCTGCTTCTCCGGGTACATGCCGGCGACGTCGTCGGCGTACATCCACTTGGCGATGCCCAGGTACCGCGCGTCCTTGAAGTCGTCGCGCCGGGCGCGCGGGTCGTGGAAGAACTCCTCCCAGCGGATCTGGGTGATCGTCACCTGGGCGTCGCCGTCCACCCCGATCAGCGCCGCGCCCGTCCCCGGGACCAGCATGTCGCGGAACACCGCCAGCTTGGTCCGCTTGAAGCGCGCGGCGTCGGCGATGTAGCGCAGCACGTCCGTCGCCGCGTCCGCCGCGTCGGCGTCCTGCGGATTGCGCGGCCAGGCCTTGGGATCGCTCTGGCCCTTCTCGCTGACCCCGATGATCCCGTTGATCGCCGGCTTGATCCGGTTGATCACGATCGCCGGCTGCCCCCGCTCCCGCAGCTTGGCCAGCTCCTCCCGCGTGAACTGGTCGGTGTCGTAGTAGTCGATCGCCGTGAGCGAGTTGCGCCGCGCCTCGTAGGTCAGCTGCTCGTGCTCGGTGAAGTAGCGCTTGAGGCGCATCAGGTCGGGCAGCTCGGTCGCGGCGGACTCGGAGGGCGAGCCGGTGAGGCCGCCCGACGCGTCGGGGGAGGGGGCGTTGGAGGTGGTCGAGTGCTGCTTTCGGGCAATGATTGTGGCGGCCGGCGCGCGTTTGCCCAT